CCTGGAAGCTGGTCGATCATAAGCATCAAGATATAGTAGATGACGAAGTCGGCGAACGGATGTGTCTGAAAAAAGACCTCGATAGAGTGTATCATGTCTTTTTCTTCCCCTTATGAGGCTTCAGCCTAGTCTCGCTAACACAGACAGCCCACGGGTTAACTCGCTTGGCTTTGCCTGACTGCCGAGCTCTGACCTTTGCTACGCACCTTTCAAGCTTCGCTGGCACGCTTTTTCCCCTTCTTGAGTCCTGGGAACCCAGTTGAACTGCGTGGCTCACGCATCTGCGGGATGCCGAAGGCAACCTTCGGTTCATCCTTGTCGGATATGCTGATACCCCACGGAGCCGAGGCTGACTTCTTGCTTTTCTTCTTCTTTTTCTTTTTAGGGTCGTGCATTAGTTCACCCCCGCGCTGTAAGGTGTGTTAACTCGACGCGCTTCGCGTTGATTCGCTAGCAAGCTACGCAGTCTGGACTCGTAAGACTGGGGAGCTTTAATCAACTGAGGCATGTATGCCAGTGCGTCTAGCTGATCGACGAAACGGCCCTTCGGGAAGGTGGAGTATTCGCCTAAGAAATCTTGGAACTTACGTTGGGTAAAGAAGTTGCCACCTTCGAAGATAGGCGCAAGCACGTTGCGTATGCGCCACTCCTTACGACGCGTAAGCTCACCGTCAGGTCCTTCGACCTCACCTCTGAGTTCGACCACACGAAGTGGTTGGCTCTTCTCTCGGGAGAGCCACTGAAGGTGATGGCCTATGTACTTCTGGGCAGCAATCGTTTCGAGACCAAGCTTTGTGAGATGCCATTTGCCTGCAAGTTCAAATACTTTCTCGTAGAATTCGTCATACCCACTAGCTTTGGCCCAACAGTCAAGGAGGTAATAATCTCCATTGGAGGATAGCCCGACAATGACAATAGCATGTCTGCAACGTCCCATACCCGAGTTTCCGCTGTGATTCGGGTCGACGCACATGCCCAGACGTAGGTGGCTGATATCAATGTCCTTTCGGACGATGGAATCCTTGACATCATGTACTAACATCCTTCTGAACTGAGTTTCCTGCCTTCCCTCTTCGATGTGAAAATGGCCGAGCCACTCTTCTTTGAAGTCCGCATTCTCAGGCGCAGCCGGATTGTTAAGGAACTGACACGAAAAGTGGTACGAACCTAGACGCTTGCGCCAGCGAGCTAGCTTCTCTAGGGAAAACTCTTCGGGAAAAATAGGTGTATCTGGAGGATGATCAGGACAACACCCGCCAAGAGCTGAATGAGTAGCAATGCGGAACCAGGGTTCATGCTCACGTATATAAGAATTGAGGTCAGTATAAGACCAACGGTTACAAACAACAAATTCATCGTTTTCATGAGTGTTTTCATCGGGTTTTTCAAACGCACCGACGATAATTTGATGGTACTCAATAGTTTTCTCCATGATGGAGGGTGATTCTATGGCTTTTCTGCCGACAAGGTCGTCTTGGATGACCAATCCGTCGTAGTGACGAGATTGAAGAGCTCCTCCGACACCCAAAAAATCGAAAGTTCCTTCGCCGTGCGGTTCGGCATTAGGGCTTCTCTTATGGCAAAGTGAAAAGTTTGACCATGTGCAAGCTGAATCCGGAAGAACCTCAGGGAACAGTACCCTAAAGATGGGATTGGACCCGTATTGACCACTAATACGGGTTCCGAGTTTTGCAGCATTTGTGATATTTTCACAGACGAGGAGGTTTCTGGAGTCACGTTTGTGCATCCTCTTCATGAATTTTATGTACTCATCGTCATAACCGAGCCTCTTGAAGGCGTCTTCATCCTGATTCGAGAAAGGAAGGCTACGCCAGATGGGGAAAGCTTCGCTACAGATCGTGGATTTGAAGTGATCTCGGGGGAGTTCGTAGACGTCTTTAAGGTTGTCTTTCTCCAGAGACTTGCACCACGGCTTGTGAAGCGCATCTGTGAGGCGCCGGCGGCGTAGAGTTACTTTCGTAAACCAGTAGAGAGAGCCGAGGCTGTTGATTCTCATCTTAGCGAGCTTTAGCTCATGAGAATCATCCTTACTGATCGTCAGTTGGACGAAAGTCTGCACTTCGTGTTCTGTTAAATAACCTTTCCTCTACTGCGTTCAATCTTTTTAATGGTTCTGAACTTGCTAAAGCCTCCCCGAGGGGACTTCGCCGGCTCTGAGTTGAAGCCCGACTTATTGTTCGTGTGGTGATGCCGCTCAGCGAAGCTTGGCACAGACGAGGATGCGAAGTCGTCTGTGATAGGATACTCGGGTGCTGACGCAAAAGGATACTGTACTTCGTAGGTCATCTTCGGGCGATTTGGCTTTCCACCTTTGGTTTTGGTGGTTCCTGAGACGCCCGACGTGGTAAAGTTTCCAGCCATAGCTTCGCTCCTTAGTTCGACTGCTTAGTTCGGCTTCTTACTATCGTAGGATTGAGCAATTTTATTGCCTTCCTCAATAGCAGCGTCAATGATCGCTACAGGCACTCCGGGGGCTATCGCCTCATTCCCAGTTGACGCAAGCGTTCTGTCAGGATCGCGATCGAGTATTTCTTTGGCAGCGACCATCGCTGCCTTGAGGTCCCGGCGCTGCGTGACAGCATCTACGAGACAGCGCAGCGCAGCTGGAACCGCTTTGCGACATTCACCCCTGATTTCATCAATCTTACCTGCCAAGGCAGAGTCCATCGCTGTGATGTGACCGTTCATCAGCGCGGCTTCGTATTCGATATACTCTTGCGAAGCAAGAATGCGAGCAAGTCCGCCGAGGCTCATTTGCATTAGCTGAGCGATGCGAAGGTCAGTAACGCCTGCGATCCGCCAGCGAGCTATCTGGGGAATCTTTATGTTAGTTGTCTTGAATGTAATTGGCATTACTGTCCCCCGCAGGCAATCGAGGCGTTAGCCGTCATAACCGCTTCGCGCAGGAGGCGAATGGAAGCCGACTGATCAGCGGAGCTTGGCGTGTTGTCGATGATAACCTGGGCAAGCTCCCTAGCTTTGCTTCGAATTACTTCGTACTTAGGGAGCTGGTCCGGGGTGGGAGTGTGGTAGGTGAACCAGTTATCAAGGTTTTCTTTTGTTATGCTCACTGTGTTTTACTCCTTTACTCCGCTGGGTCCTTTTTTTGAAGGATGGAGGACCTCCTCCACCTTCCCTTCCACTTCGTGAACTATGTGTTCGAGGAAACCTTCTTTGGCTTCGGCTTCGCCTTCGGCAGCGACTTCGTCTTTAGTATGCTTGTCACACGCGGGGGAGGGGTTGTCCTGCCAGTCCTCGCGTGTGGATTTCATCCCGCAGACGACGCAAGCTACTTCCTTGAGTTCACGCGGTGGCGAAGCTTCGCTGGAGGGTGTGTTTTCATTTGTCATCGTTTTTCCTCACGGATAGAGTACGGGCTAAGATTGAATGGAGCGTAGCTCAGGCGTGGAAGCAAGTCAAGTCCGTATGTTATACATAACAAACAAGTTACGAAGTAGTTAATAACTAGGCTGTGTCACCACTTGCGTCACTACCGTTAACTTTGTTAACAGTACTGAGTAGCGAAGCTAGAGTACGAAGTGCGAAGCTACGAAAGTGGGGAAAATAGGTTCTACGAAGTAGGTTCTACGAAGTAGGAAAAAATTTTTCGTGGAGGTATATACATACTCTTCTTCTTCCTCGTTTTGAGCCCACCCCCTTGGTACCCAAGCGCTACATATAGGCGAACACTACTAGTGAGTACGTTGTACGCAAGCTGTACGTAGCATCCTCTGCTACACTGTGCGTTATGCCTATACTCACACATTGCTAATTGCACTCCTGCTGTGCACTCGTACACTACGTGTAAGCGTAGCGAAGCGGGTCACATAAAGGAGAAATGCTATGGCTAACAATCAATCGTCTAACCCCAACACTACGTCGCCTGTGGTGTCTAACCAAGGCAAAGTAGTGGAGGTGCCACACCTGAAGGTTCCTCAGAATCGCATCTTCAACTTCGTTGAAGCAAATCGCAAAGCGTACTTTGAGGAACACTCGATGGAGTGGGCTTTGGACCAGATTATTGAACGCGGTATCGCTGAGATAACGCGCGCAATCAAGACTGGCGAGAAGCGTGCAAAAGACGCTGCCGCAGGCGCTTTGTTCAAGGATATGAACATGACAGTTGCGCAAGCGAAAGCGAAGTTTGCTCAGCTCGAAGCTTTGCTGAAAGCGCAAACTGAAGCCGACGCAAATAAGTAGCAGCGTAGCTGGCGAAAGCCACGGTGCGAAGCACGAGTGCACCGTAGGAGTGCAATAGAATAAGTTCAGTGATGGTTATTGCGTACTGTATATATTGTAACCAGCTGCCAAGCGCCGTCGCTCTCCTTCTTATAATATATATTTTTTTAAGAGGAGGAGCCTCAGCGTGTGGCCGCTGCCTACAATATATATAGTACCTAGTGACCTAGCTAGAGCTACGCTAGCTTCGCTAGCTTCGCTTCGCCCCTAGAGAGAGGAGGTCTCATGAATCACGAAATGCTTGCATTGCTTCGCATCATGAAGCGTGATATGCGCTCATACGATTTACTATCGCAAGCCGCGCGTATCCACTACGTGCGACACGCAATAGCGATCATCGAGCCAAAGCACGCTTCACATGCGTGCGCTCACGGTATCATGCTCTACGATGAGTGCACGAAGTGCGAGAGGTGGGATGACAAAGTCGTCGTCTGCGACGACGGAGTGTTCCACAGCGTGGTAACGCTAGTTGGCGATACGCGACCGTACATCCAAGCAGCGTACTTTCGTATCAAGGAGTTACTTCGTGTCATCGATGAATATGATACGAAGTATCCTACTTCGTAAAGGAGAGCTTCGCGTGAGGAGCAGCACGCTCGCTATCTCGACTGCGGCCCTCTGAACTGGGACGATCGCTGATATCCGCGTAGCTACACTTCGTGACAGAGCGTAGCTGCGAGGCTATCTGCTTCGCAAGTAAAACTAAAAAGGAGCTTCGCTATGATTCAAACTGCTAAAGCATTCTCATGGTATTGGACACGATGGAACACTCACGGCGTTTCCACAACTCTGCGTCCTGAAATATGTAATTCGTGTTCCATCTCACCCACGATATGGGCTGACGGCGAGTTCTACCGCGATCATACAGAGCTTGCTAGCGACCTCCTCGCTGAAGCTATCGAGATAGCTCTGCTCGCAGGCTACTTTGATCGTCAAGAGGTGCGTGACGCTTACGCGAGACGCATTAAGTGATCGCTGAAAGCACCTCACAAAGAGAAGCTTCGCTTTAGTTTCGCCTTTTCCGGGTAAACCCTAGAAACTAAAGGGTTTATTTTGTGCTTGACACCATGTTAGCAGTGTGGTAAGCTGTCTTCGCCACTCACCTACGTGAGCGCAGCGGATCATGCATCACAGTATGCTCTTTTCGAGGAAGGCTTAGGTCTGATGATAAACACAACCAAGTCACCGAGGCTGAGTACGCACTTGAGACGAAGGACCCACGTTGCTTTACAAGGTCAGACGTCAACCAGCACACTCACATCGACACGGTTCACTCTTATCACCGCTGAGCCTTCCTTCAAAGGAGTACGCTGATGCCTACACCTAAATCCCTATGGGGTATACGTGGTGACGAGTGTCAATGCGGCAGACGTGCGACTGTTAGACACTGTCCAGACTGCGGCAGTACTATCTACTATGCTCCACGTCGCCTTGAGATACGCGAGAAGCCGGGTCCAAACGGCGATCCAATTCCTTTCTTGGTACAAACCTTTCACTGTCGCAGATGCCCCTCTGTGTTCACAGATGCTGACAGAGAGTTCTGTCAGGCTTCGCCAATAGGCGAAGCCCTCACACGACTTCGTATTCAAAACATACACAATGCGAAGCGCTCAGGCGAATCGCTTACTCCCACAGAGGAGAAGATCGCTAAGTCGGTAAGCGACTTGCTAGATGACAATCAGCAGGCTGCTGTCGCAGGCGTAGACAGCGACGAAGCTGCTTACAGAGAGTTTCGTATTATTGAGTCTCAGCTCATGCAAATGTATAACGAAGAAGCCTTCAAATACAAACAAGAAGGCAAGGAGCATCCTGAGACTGTAGACGAGTTCGTCTCGAAGATGATGACGATGCATGGAATCAAACGTGTTGAGAAGCCTTCGGCTTCGGTAGATAAATCTACGAAAGGGGAGAAATAAGCTATGTTCAGTGATCTATTCTACGTCTGCGTAGTATTTGTAGGCACGCTCCTGATGCTATTTACGTCATGGGGTTTGCTCTCACTTGCTATCGCATACTACGACAACAAGGATAACAAGGACTCTGTCGAAGATGATGGACAAAGCTAAATTCGCAGCCTCTATCAACATGACAGTCGAACAGCTTGACGCTGCGTTAGCAGTACTAGTCAAGAACATGCCAAAAGCTTCGCAGGCGACAGCCAAGCCTGCTGCGCAGTGGTCACGTACGTACTATCGTGTCCAGTATGGAAGCTTCGCTACTATCGTAGATGGTGACAGCGTTAACACGCGCGGCCAACTCACCAAAGGTGATGCATCTTCACCTGAGGAGGCGGAGAAACTTGCCTTCGGCAACTACCTCCAAGCGTGGTACTACGTAGCCGACGCTAACGCAGTTGGAGTTAGCGTAGCTACGCTGGATCATGACGCAGTCTGCGACTGGTATCGCAGAGGAAGGAGCTGAAGCTCATGTGCGAAATGCTAGACGCTATTCTAATGGCGTTCGGTATCTGCATCTTAGCTGAGTGGGTACTACTCTACGTAGTAAGGCCGATCTTCGCCCTACTTTCGTACCTGCTAAGTCTATGCAAAATAAGGTTTTAGCTGCGCTTCGCGCTTGACAAAAAGATTGCTGTGTGGTACGCTTCGCATGGCATTTCACAACTGTTAACAACGTTAACAGTAGTGAACATTTTAGAAAAGAGGTGAAAGGAAATGAAAGCTGATACAAAAACAAAGGTTTGCTACAGCGAAACGAATGCTGCCGGCGAACTCAAGAAGTACATCACCAGTGAAACTGCGTGGAACAAGTTGGTCGCTAAGGCGACTGAGAGCAAAGAGGAACCTCCTGCGGTTGTCTCACAGGGAACCTTTGGCTACAGCTTCGCTGAAAGCGTTGAGGAAGCCGTAACACTCGCAGGCGGGTCGGTGACCACCGCAGGTGTCTACGAGAATCCCGGCGTTTTCCTCGACGTATTCAACTACGCAGCTTCGCTCCGTCAAGACAACGAAGCCAATGATATTCTCCAAGGCGAGAATTTCGAAGCTTGGGAGGGTATCAAGGACGTCTCCTACGCAGTAGCTCAGAAGACTGAGCGCGCCAAGATGACGCCTCAAGAGCGCGCAATTCGCGATCTAGCGAAGGGCGGGATCAACGTGACACCCGAGCAGCTCATGGCTGCGTTGCAGTTGATCAAACAGCAAGCCGGCGAAGCTGCCGCTGCCTAGCGCAGCTACGAAGTTACATCAGGCGGGGTCACCATAGCGACCTCGATACTCCTACATGCGAAGCAAGGTAGCAGACCTGATGCTGCTACCTACTTCGTAGTCTTTTTTCATTCATGGATAGCCTTCGGCAGTACGTGCGAAGCCGTAGGGCTATGCTAGATGAAAAACGAAGTTGAAAAGGGGAATTCTATGGCAAAGAAGTGGACTGTTTCACAACGAAGTAAGTTCATCGCCACGATGCGACGCAAGCGTCAAGCTCAGAGCGAAGCTAAGCGTGTCATTGAGGCCGAGCCCATCCAAGCTACTGAGCGTAAGCTCTCTGCAAGTGAAAGCTTCCTCAACGACTGCTGGAACAGCCTCGATGTCGAGCGCAAGGCGAAAGCCTTAGCATCGCTAATTAAGATTGAGACGGGAAGTCTCACATGGCGATAAAAGCTCGAATCTGGTGGGATCAGACGGCGCAAGCCTACGTCGTCAGCATCGCTTTCAACGACGCGTTCGTGAACGCTATCAAGACGTTGATTCCATCGGGTGACAGGGATTACGATCCCGGAACGAAGTTCTGGTATATCAAGGAGATGTATGGTGAGATGGTTCGAAAGCTCGCAGCTGATGCCTTCGGCATATCTCAAGTAAGCTTCACCTCCAAAACTGTCACCCAACAGACTCAACAGCAAGCTGGCTATCAGCGTGCGGGCTCAGGCGCGGCAGGAGCGATGTTGAACCCCACGAGTGGTGGAACC